ACCTTGTGGTCTTGTTTTAACAAGCCCATCAGAAGACTCACAGTTAAGACTTGAGATTACATTCTCATTTTTGGTACCTTTGGTTCCGTAGTTGAAACCTACAATACGTAAATCAACATCCATTTCAAGTTTCATTTTGATTTGCCATGTTGGTTTACCATCTTTCCATTCACCATTCCACGATTTAAGAATAGTACCCTCTTCACCAGCAGACAATACTTCTTGGAAGTGTGTCATAGCTTGTGCATAGTTGTGAACAATCACACTTTCAACAATATTAACATGTGATGGTTTTGATTTATAAATCATCTTTTCCAAATAAGCCAATCGCTCAACATATTTAAGTTTTGATGATTTGTTGAAGTATTCATCTACGGTTAATCGGTCCCATACTGTGTAACGGATTTTATCTAACGCTTCTTCCAACGAACCATGTTTGTCGGTAAAAGCTTTTAATTTTTTCTCATTCTCTTTTTCAGTTCTTGACTCCTTTTTACCCAAGATATCAATAAGTGACGCAATGATACCGTTAGACTCGTATCTAGGTGTATCAATCATAGTCAATTCCCCATTCAACACACAATCTTCAAATGAACTTAATTCATCTAAGAATTTAGCACCAGTAAGGATTGTTGGTTCACCTTGACGTGATTCCATCTCAACTTCACCGCTACGGATAACAGCGTTGCAGTAACGACCATCCATTTTTATTTGCGATATTCCTTTACCACCTTTTTCAAATATTTTACGAGCTTTTTTCTCATCAAATGATACAGCACCCATATAAGGTGTGTCTTCAATAAGACCCTTGAATACTTTGTTCATAAACGTAGTACCCATACCAATCTTACAATCTTTTTCGATGATACGTTCAATAATGTAAGCATCATCTGGTTCACTTAATGATAATAAATCAATTAAGTGGTTTACAGCAGAATTACCAGTAAGTTCTCGGTTACTAATTAATTCAAGCTCACCTAAGGCTTCTGATAAAGAAATTTTATTACGAGCGTCTGTGTATTCTGGAACACGTTTCAAATAGAATTTAACTCGTTTAGAGTTTGCCATGTAAAGGACTTTTTTTAATAACTCATTATCTGAGTATTTTCTAAGAATTTCAATCTTAGCATTGTTACCGCTCTCAGCAGCAATTTCGTCGAATATTTGTTTTATTGTCATATTGATTATTTTAAAATTATTGAATCACCCTCTTTTTTGTTTAAGTACAAGTCTGGGGTTATGTTGTAGATATCTTCACCTTTTTGGGTTTTGATTACCATTTTGTTGTTAGGAAGTTTTTTGGTAACAAGACCCTTGGTTTGTGGTTCTGGTTCTCTTGTCGCTAAGTAGTACACCCCGCCTATAACCAAACATAACACGATTGTCATAAATAAACAACCTAACCCAGATTTCTTGTTGTCTGTGGAAACTGCGGATTCTACCCCTATTTCAGCAACACCTACTATCAAATCACCAATTATTTCGCCTGCCATAATTTTATTGTTTTAGATTGCAAATATACGAAAATTATTTATTCCTCCAAACTTTTACCTAACAATTTTTCTAAGTGTTCCCACATTGGCTTGGCAGCGATAGGTGTGTTTAAGTACAAAGCACCTTTGAACTCCGCGTATTCCTTGGCATACATGTCAATTTTACCACCATGTTCAATGTTTGCGATTCTATCAGCCAACTTAAGAATAATTGCATCTGGATTGCTAGCAGTTTTAGGTAAAGTTTTCTCTTTTTTCTCTTTTCTGTTTCTCCCAAGCTCATCAGTAACACAGAAAACCATTTCAGCAACTTCAATACCGAAGTGTTTCTTTATGTCGTTGTAGCTTATACCATCGTCCTCGATTGCATCATGCAACCAAGATGCCACGATGTATTTCCCAGAGTATCCAAATCTTTTGATTACATCCACAACGTCTTGTAAGTGTTTGTGGTATGGGAATATTTCATCATAGGATTGGTTGCTATGCGCTTTGATAGCAACCAATTTTGCTTCTTCGTAAGTTTTGTCTGTATAAGTCATTATCTTGCAATTAAAAGGTATTTATGTTTGTTTTCTTTTTGTTTTGGTAATTCAATTTCGGAACAAGGATTTTTAGATACCCTATCAAAATCAATCAAAGTCTCAATATCATAATGAGGAATATAATGGTAAATCGACTTTATACCTTCATAGTTATTTTCTTTTTCCATTTTTATCGTATTAAAAGGTATTTATTTTTGTTTTTTGGTACTTCTTTTTTTACATCTCCAGTGGTGTCACGTTCAGAACCGTATCGTTCAAACTTATGTGGTACGTATTTACCGTTACATAGTCTCCATTCTTTTTCAGATATTGAAAGCAATGGTTTATCATCTAACGATTTAATATCCCTACAATATGCTCGTAAAATACCTTCTGAGTCTCTATAACAATCAACACCCCATTGACCGCCATCTCTGTAATATTTATATTTTCCACCATCGTAGATTAAACGTAACGCACAATTACCATCAACAGTTACAAACTGTGGGTATAAGGGTGTTAATTTTGCCATTTTATATTTTATTTTAAAGGTTAAACTCTAACCCGTTATGGGTTAGAGCATTTTGTATAATAATTTGTCATCGTAGTTTACAATGAAGTCTTCTACGGAACCAACTTTACCATCAACCAATCCGAAATACAATCCAGTGAATTGTTTTAAGTCGTGTTTACCACAAACTTCAAATACAGCCGCAGCGTATCTTTTCTTTTCTTCTTTGGTTATGTTTTTTGGTTTACGAGCACTTAACTCAACCCAAACATCATTTAACTTGTCAGTTAATTTATCGTAGTTATCTTTAAGTCTAAGCAATTCATCTTTTCTTTCTGGGAAAGTTGAAGCGAATTCTTCAATCTCGTTAGATTTAACGATAGTTATGATGTTATGTTCAGCTGTTTTACCTTTCAAGTGGTGAACCGCAACGTAAGCTGGGTTTTTTATCTTGATACGGTTAAAATTAGCGTCTACAACAACGTAACCTTCTTCTGACCATGGCATACCTTCAAATGTACGTAACAAAGTACCCACATCTTTAGCATTCAAGTCAAATCTTTTAACCAATGGTACTCTTAACGATTCTGCAATCATAGTTAAGTTTTTCCAAGAAACCTCTTGTAATGTAACACGGTTTCTAACAGTCAACAAAGTTGCTGATGATTCTCCGTGTGGTTTTACAACAATATTATATGGAGTTGTTAACTCAAACACATATACATGGTTTTTGTCGAACATACATGTATTCAACGCATATTGTTTTGTTACAGTGTCCCAAAACAATGAGTTAAAAGTAGTTCCCATTTTGTTGTTAACTTCACCCTCACCCTCAGCTGTACCAGTAGTACCAGCATACCATTCTTCGTTTACCCAGTCCCAATACACTTGTATAAGAGTACCGTCAAGTTTCTCTAAAACGTGAGCTGTGTTCCAATCTATTTTAGCAGCGTTTCCTTCTTCAGCATTGAAGAATTTTGTGAAAGCCAACGACATAACATCCCATGTACCTTTTTCAAGGATAAGACCTCTACATTCTTGAACTTCTATGTTCGACATAATAGTTGGTGACACTAATTGGTCATATTTCAATAACACTTTGTGTTCGTATTCACGAGTTTTTAATTGAAACTCTTTAACAGCTTTTTCAAAACCGTTTTCTTTTATAAATTTTTGTATTTTTAACATAACATGTATTTTTTGTGCAAATATATGTGTTTATTTTAATGCACAAAATATTTGCGTTAATTAATCATTATCATCGTCATCATCTTGGTCAAAATTGATTTCATCCTCATCATCCAATTTACCTCTCTTAGCATCATCAATTAAACCATCAATCCCATCTAAGATGTTTTCATAAGTGTCAGCTTCAGCTTTTCTTCTGATAGCCATAATTTCTGGGTCATTGTTTTCTTCTAAAGATTCAACCAATTTTTTTGCTGAATACATTGAAACCAACTCACCAAATTTTGTAACGTCTTCGTCATCAAAACAAATCCCACCTAAGAAGATTATCATACTACCCAATTGAGCAATAATTAAATCATTTGATTCTCTACCCTCTTCAACTAAGGCTTTACCCATTTGTACAAATTTTGACGTAAGTTGAAGACGTCTTTCTGCGTTTTTCATATCTTAAAGTTTTTGCAAATATACTAATTAATTTCTATGGTTACAACTATTTTGTATAATAATGATGTGGTAATTGAACACCAACCCCATATTTTTTACCAATAGCTTCCAAACCAATTATAAAGTCATTGTCAAAATCCCACAAAAATTCATCGTAATCTATATCAAAATAAACAACATAAGAAGTTTTACCAGTAAAACCATACTGTTTATAAAGATGGTCAACGTTAAAAGTCATCCCCAACAGCTTATTATTAACAGCATACTCTTTAACTTCGTTAGTTAAACTATCCAAATCAACATCCAATTGATAATCAACACCCAAATCCGTAAGTGATTCAGACACCATTTGATTGTATCTACCGAAGCTTCCGTTAATTAGAACTTCCATAGCCACCCATTTAACTACATGTGGTTCGTTATGGTTTATTTCACCAGAATACTTAGCCAAATAAGTGTAACCCATGTTACCATTTTTATGGATAGCAAAAACTAATTGTAAATTAAAAATATCCAAACCAGTTTCTTCTTTACATTCTCTTATTGCCGTTGTTGTAGGGTCATTGTCGTCTTCTGGGTCCATCTTACCTCCAGGTAATCCGAAATCAGAATGGTTGTCTTTTCTAGACACTCCAAGAATTAAACCTTCTTCGTTAATTAATACTACTTGCGCTGTTATCATAATATATTTTTTACAAAGATACAACATATTTTTATTATATGCAAATAAAAAAGGGTCTTTACGACCCTTTCTTAATTTCAGTAACTCTACCTTTGATAGCAAAGTTCTTTATTTTTTGCCATTTGGTGATATCATTCGACATCACTGGTTTTCCACCATCTGGGTTTATCGCAATTGTTATATGTGGAATCGCATTGGTTGATGGATAACCTTCAACCCTAACAGCCATAGCCATATCGCTAATCCCTATAGCTTCAACATACAAAGTAACTTCTTTACCTAAATCTTCTTGGTTTGGTACTGGTTTACCAAACACTATGGTCATGTGGTGCGCAATTACTTTCCAACCATCAGGTATCATACCCTCAATTCTTGACAACAAAGCTGCTCTAGACCCACCATCCAATACAACAGCAGAATACAAAATGTTTGATTCTTTGTACATGTCTTTCGATTCTAAAACGCTTTTAAGCGTTAATGGACCTTGACCCTTGTGTGATTCAATCATTGATTGTATTTTTTCAAGCGGTACACCATGAGTGTTTCTTTCAGCTAATTGCTCAGCTGTAAGACCAGCTGTACCTATATCCACAAACTTTATGTTGTTGTCAGCCAACCCCATTTCCAAAGCAGCCTTAATAGCGGCCTTTGATTCGTTTTGTTTGATGTTTGTGTTATCTAGGATAACTGGTGAAACACCTTCTTTTAACGAACCAACAACGTTTTTTAAATTGGTAGAGTGAGCTCTTGACAATGGTGTAAAGTCTTTAGATTCAAACATTAATTGAAAGAATTTGTTGTAATCACCTTGTGACTCTATAACAGCATCAGTTGAATGGATTACTCCTTCACCTACTAGTTCTTTGGCTTTTGTTGATTTACCCGAGCCTGGTATACCACGCATCACGATAAGCACTTGGTCTGGTCTTGAAACCGCAACCCCTAATGAATTCTTTAACATACCTTCTCTTAATATTGTTCTTATTTCTTTTTTCATGATGCAAATATACTACTTATTTTTTAACTATACAAAAATTATTTATAATAGTCTTGCCAAACATCATTATTTAATCCGTAATCAATCATAACAATCGTGTCTTCACCATTTCTTTTTACAAGACCATATGTGTTAAGTTTACACAAATCACCAACTGGAATATCATAACCACCAATAAAACTTAACATTTCATAAGTAAATTCATCTTCCCACATAGCTTCATAAACTTCTTTGCTTACATCAGAACTAAACCATGAACCTCTTTTTGGGTTTATTTCATCATGATGTTTTCTAAGGCCAGCACAATAATCAGCAAATGTAAAACCAACAACTCTTTCAAATATTGCTGGCGTTACTTTTTTAGCCAACTCCATTTCAACCCATAAATTATTTTGGTCATAAGCAAATACTTGTGCTGTGATGTCTTTTAAATCATAGTAATTTGAATAATCAATTTCAATTTCGTTTTGTGCAAGACCCTTTTTATTTCTCGCAATCTTAAGCACTTTAGTATCGTCAACCATATAGACAATCCTAGATGAGCCAGATGATATTCTTTTAAGTCTTTCTTGACAGTATTGGATTCTTTTGTTAAAACTATTTAATTTTGAAAATTCTTCCAAATCGAAATTAGATGGGTAATCCTCTTGCAAATAAGAATCAATTACTTCATAAACTAAATTCTCTGATAATTTTTGTTTAATAAAATCTTTCATATTTACACTTGTTTTCTATATTGAACGTAATTTCTTAAAACCCATACAACTACATTGTCAAAATCATCGTTCTCGTATAAGATACGACCACTCTTTGTGCTATAAACCGCCCAATCAGCATTCTCACCTCTTATTATTGGTATTATGTTTCTAGCTGTATTACCATAAAAAATAACTTGTGGTTCCTCATCACTATAATGCCATAATTCTATACCAGATGCTCTAAATATAACAGCTTCTTTACCATATTTAAAACCAGAACCACGATTGCTATGTGCATATCTATCATATCTCTCAATATCATAAGCAAAATTATAACCACCATATTTTTTTTCGAACTCTCCCAAATGTGTTGTTAACGCCAATTTATCAATTTCATCAACACCATATTTAAAACCTTGTCTTGCAATACTCTCAGCATTATCAGTGAAATGAATTAACCATTGATTCTTAACAAGTCTTGGGTTATCAAAATAGGCCCATGCTGGATAATCAGAGTCTGGAACGTTTAGTGTGTTTTGTTCAATTTCTCTAAATAACCATTCAGCAAATCTATTGTATAATTCTGGGTTTTTATCAAATAGAATATCTGATATTTCATATGTTTCACCCTCAATATCTGTTTCTATACCTTCTTCATCTAAGAACCTATCAAATTCATATGGATATTCATGTGGTAAATAAGACTTCTTTTGTTCATCTGACATAGAAAAATATCTCTTAAGAGATACCATGTCTTGATTGATATACTCTTTTAAAATATTTTCT